GAAAGCAAATGTTACGGGGAACTGAGAGCGTATATCGTTGACAATATGGATGCTATCAAAGCTGAAATTGAATATCAAAACAAAAAGAAATGACCGGCCAATTATCCATTCCCTTCCCCACTCAGGATGAATGGACTCATGTCCATAAACTCAGCGGCACCCGCCTGAGGATCAAGAAGAATTATGGCGACGTGGCTTCGTGTTACACCGAAAACCCCATCATTGGTTATCACGACAATGGAGAAATCAACCAGAGTTTAACTACTGATGTAATTGTCTGTCAGATTGAGAACTTAATCGAAATACCTAAAAACTGAAACAATGAAACTTTTTCTATTCGACCTTGAGACTACCGGGGTAAACCCAGCAAAGAACGGAATCCACCAGATCAGCTGCGAGATCGTGATCGACGGCATCACGAAGGAAGCACACGACTGGAAGGTCCGGCCCAATCCGCAGGCAATAATCGAGCAGGAGGCCCTTGACGTGGCAGGAGTGACCAAAGAGCAGATCCTTGCCTATCCTCCCATGAAGGATATCTACTTGCAGCTGATACATACCCTGAGCCAGTATGTCGACCGGTATTCCCGGACTGATAAGTTCTTCCTGGCGGGTTACAACAATGCTGCATTTGACAACCAGTTTCTGAGGGGTTTCTTCCTGCAGAACGCTGACAATTACTTCGGCTCCTGGTTCTGGTCCAACAGCATTGACGTAATGGTCCTTGCAACTCAATTCCTCCTCGACCGCCGGAGTAAAATGGAGAACTTCAAGCTGGCCACCGTTGCCAAAGAGCTGGGCATAACGATGGATGAGAGCAAGCTGCATGATACCTCCTATGACCTATATCTGACGAAGGCTATATACGAGATAGTTACAAAAACAAACTGAAAATATTTACAAGAAAGTGTGTTAAATTATTTAAGGTGAAAATGAAGCTGGAGTCAAATTTATTCGGCATAAAGAGGATCGACTTTAATGAGCAGATAAAGCTCACCTGTGATTCCATAAATGCATACGGACAATTTCACGACCATTGGGCTGTAGCCTGGAGTATGGGAAAAGATTCAACCACCCTGCTGACACTTGTAATCCAGTTGATTGAATCAGGACAGGTGATGAAGCCTAAATCACTGACAATACTCAGGGCCGACACTCGCATGGAATTACCTCCACTGTGGGTTGCGTCAGAAAAGATCATTCATAAACTTGTCACGAAGGGCATTGATGTCCGGACCGTGATGGCAGATCTCGATGACCGGTTCATGGTCTATATACTTGGGCTGGGCGTACCACCACCATCAAATACATTCCGGTGGTGTACAGGAAAGATAAAGATCGAGCCAATGGAAAGAGCATTGGTTGATCTGTACCAGGAAACAGGTGAGAAGATTCTCATGCTGACCGGCGTAAGACAGGGTGAGAGTGCAATCAGGGACGGTAAGATTCATATGAGCTGTGCGAAGGGTGATGCTGAATGTGGCCAGGGATGGTATCAAACGGGATTGGATTCAGATATGTGTAGCACCCTCGCTCCGCTACTTCATTGGCGGGTATGCTCGGTATGGGACTGGTTAAAGATATTCGCTCCCTCGGAAGAGTACGGCGGCTGGCCTACTGCAATTCTTGCAGATGCATATGGCGGTGATGAGGCCGAAGAGGTAGCAGCCAGGACCGGTTGTATCGGCTGTCCTTTAGTTGACAAGGAGAAGTCTCTGACGGAGGTGCTTAAAATAGAACAATGGCAGTACTTGGCTCCGTTATTGGAACTCAAGCCGCTGTACCGGGAAATGAGACTTCCTAAGTATCGGCACCGCAAGTCAGGGGGAGAGATGCGCAAGGACGGCACTCTCGGAACTAATCAGCAAAGAATGGGCCCGCTTACTTTAAGCGCAAGAGAATACTTTCTTGAAAAGATCCTTGACATACAGGCGAGGATCAACTCGGGATCCGGGAGTGAAAAGCTCTTTCTGATAAATCGGGAGGAGGAAAATAGGATCCGGGAGCTGATCGAGCAGAAAGCATTCCCGAATAAGTGGACCGGTGATGAGATTACAGGTGATATCATGCTGGATAAGAAATACTCCGACGGTTCTGTTATGCCGCTTATGTTTCGTGAATTTGTGGGCAAATCAAACACAGAAGAAGTATGACCGCACCGGAAGCAAGACGCAACATGGAAGCCCGGATCTTCGGGAAGATTATAGGCTTTTGGGAACTAAAGGAGCCCATAAAAATGCCCAACGGGAACATTATCAAAAGCTACCCGAAGAAGCTCTACGGTAAGATAACAGATGTGGACCGGACAATGATTGAGTTCACGGACACCATGGGTGAGATCCACCTGTTCAAGGGCAGTCAGATTGTGTTTCGCCCCGTTGGGTTAAGGTCAATGAAGATGCCAAAGAAGTTCATCCCCAAAAACAATCCGCTATGATCAGGGCAATCACTGACAAAGATCCCCAGGCCTTCTACCGTGACGTGCTGGAATGTGAAGCCGAGGAAGCCCCGGAAAATGATGCTCAGACCTCACTCATGAGCCTCGCTGGCAGAAAAGGAATCTTCTACCAGGCGCAGCTCTATGATGACAAAGACGTCTAGACCCTGCCCCTTCCCCTGACCAGGGAGAGAGCAGAGCTTCTCCTGGAAGATGACTCAGTGAGCTGCATTAAGCTGATAATTGAATCAAAACTCTAATAAAAGGACCATGAAAATCTACATCAGCGGAAACACTAACCTGCCGCCAGGGCAGCTCCGGGAGCAGTACAAGGCTGCAACTAACGATATCCAGTCAATGAAGCATGAGCCTGTCAACCCCTTTGACCTTCTGCCGGGCGACGAACTGCCACCGTGGCATGAGCGCCTTGAGATACTGACCTACCAGTGTGACGGTATCTACCTGCTCTCCGGATGGCAGGAAAGCGAACAGGCGTCAACCGAGAGATACAACTGCCTTGTAACAGGTAAACAGATATTCTACCAGTCAACCTGCGAAGAACAGGCTCTGATCAACGAATCCAAGGCGATTGCTGTCGAAAGGATCAAAGAGGCAATTCATGAGGCCACGGGGATGACAATAGAGCAATACCGGACCCGCAGCAGGAGGGATGAGTACATATTTGCCCGGATGATCTTCTCACATCACAGCGAGCGTGCCGGCCTGAGCCCCGATGAGATCAGCAGGCATCTCGGTATCAGCAGGTCTATGGTCTATCACTACTATCTGAGATACGGGGATGAATATAAGTACACTCCCCGCTTCCGCTGCATGGCACAGAAGGTTGATAGGTTTTTTTCTAAGCAAGTGAATCACAGTAATACACCACCAAAATAACAGAATCATGGAAATCAATGAAAGAACACAAGAGAGACTCGCAGAGAAGTTGCTGGCAGAAATGACCAAGGCCAGGCTTCTCAACAAGGACGTGGCTGTAAAATTCGATGCCAAGCCCTCCGACATGAGTAACCTGAAAAGGAAAGATAATTACAAGAAGATTGCCTCCCGGATCTGGAAAAACATTCACACCTGGTATAACTCGGGCGTGCCACTGGAATTCTTCAGGCTTGCCCCGCCGGTTGAAGAACGCCCGGATCCGGCTGATCAGCTTGGCAAACAGGCAGAGCAGTACATGAAAGATCATGAACAGGCCCCTGAGACCACTACAGCNNCCCCCGAGCCTACTCCGGTAGGGAAGATTGAGCCTGTCGAGAGAAATGAGCCAACCGAAGAAGAAGCCGCTGCCTACAAGAAGGAGGCCCGGGAGGCAACCAAGGCTCTCCGGGAGGAACATGAAGCACAGGATCAGATCTTAGAGATCCAGCCCGAGACCGAAATCACCCGGGTGGTCATCCGCACCAAAGGCAAAATTTTAACTCCGATGGAGAAGATCAACCCGAAAACAGGTACCCGGATCACTGTTGAGATCCTTGACGATTGCTTCACTATAACTATTCCGAGGAAATAGAGAAGGGGAAAGAGTGAAAAACCAAGCTATTCAATGTTCGCTTTTTGACACTACCGAAATGGTGGTGGAATCGTTACAGAAGCGATCTGAAGAAAATAAAACAGAAAAACAAACAAGCAGGTTAACCGAGTTTATGGAGAGATATAACCTAAAAGGTGACCCCTCAAATTATGCCAGCGTCTATTTGGTATTCTTCGGTACCGGCAGGGGCAATGATATCTTTCTCATGACAGTAGAGGATGCTAAAAAGTTTTGCAGTAGCCCAAAAACAAAGGGGCAGATATTTGGAGGGGAGTTTATATTCATGTGGACTTGTATCGTTAACCTATTGAGTGATGAGGATTCGGAGTTGAATTTTAAACCCGACAATGGATCGCAGAAAAAGCTACTAATGGAACTTGATATCACACCATTAAACGTAAACATAAAATGAAAGAACAATCCCTTCTCCGCCGCTTCCGTTGGCCCCTGTTCACCGTTTGCTTTTCGAGCATGCATGTTACTGGGCTGGCATTCTACTATCATGATGTAGAGCTTACGACCATTGGCTTTACTGTCTTTTTGTTTGCCGCTTTTGTTGCGGTGGTATTGAACGCTATTGATGAACAGAGAGAAAATGACCGACAGAGAGATAATGTCATGGGTCCGGTCCTGCCTTCACAAGAAGAAGCTGAGGGAGGAGTGGGCCGATGACATCATAAAAAGAGCCGCGCTGGAAGGGAAGAAGATGCGCAAGTATTATTGTAATCACTGTGCCGGTTGGCACGTAACCAGTAAAAAATTAATCACTTAACCAATTAACATAACACACAATGAAAAAGTTACTATTCTTTCTCTTTGCAGTCGTAATGACGAGCTGCAACTGTATCATGAGTCAGAGTATTCCGACCAAGTATCTCTACGTGGATGAATCCTGCGGGGCAGCCATGCCAGATCTCCGCCTGATGTTAGAGTGGAGAGATAACTGCGGTATTGACACCGTAGAGCAGACCCCGACACCTGGAACATGGCTGACAGTGAAATATACTACTGTGCACATCCGGGCTTTCGACACCTTCCGCAATTATACTGACGTGCTGGGATCCGTTGAGTTGATTGATACAATCCCGCCGGAGCTCGTTAAGATTGACAGCACCCTCATTGCCGATGCTTACGATAAGGCCAGCACACTCTATGATCAGGCAGAACGTATCATTGCCCGTCAGGATTGGTGGAATGATTCTCTGTGGCCGGACAGTATACCGATCGAGGAGGACTATGCCAACTACTACCTTGTCTGTTACTCCTCACCCCTGTACGCTTTCAGGGATGTTTTTGACATTGAGGGCGGGCAAAGAGTATGGACGTTTGCCAAGCCCGGCACGACGATAACGTTTCCAGAGCAGTAAATGACTAATACAGAAAGAGACGAGGGGTCCAGAAATGGCCCCTTTTTTCATATCACACTCCTGCCTGACGAATATCTTTTTAACAACTTTTCAGCAATTGAGGTGAATTACACTGATACATTTGCCTATTTTCGCCATAAATACCCGGCACATGAAAGGCAAGGTCACCGAAGCATCAATAAACGATCTGATTCCTGACGATCTTAACGCGAACAAACACAGCGAGTATGGTATGCGCCTGCTTGAAAAATCAATTGCAGAGCTGGGCCTCGGTCGCTCTATCGTCATTGACAAGAATAACAGGATCATTGGCGGCAACGCAGTTGTAGAGACCGCCTCAAATCTTGGACTCGAAGACGTCATTATTGTTCCTACGGACGGAAAGAAGTTGGTTGTGGTCAAGCGTGAGGATATTGATCTGGACTCAAAAACAGGGCGTGCCTTAGCAATTGCCGATAATTCTGTGGCGCATGTAAACCTTCAGTGGGATGCTGAAGTAATCGACCAGTTACAGAAGGACTGGGAGGTTACGCCGGCAGAATGGGGCGTCTCAACTGAATCCACCCCGCCCGTGAATCCTCAGGACGAAGCAAAAGAAGGACCGAAGTCTGACCTCCTGATTGTGGAGTGTGACGATCCTGACCGTCTCAATGACCTTTTCTTCGAGCTGAAGGACCGGGGGTTTATGGTTCAACTTAAACAGCCAAAGGATCATGATTAAACCCAGTCGGTTCAACATTGGAGACCGTGTGTTTCACGTCACCCCGGAAAGCCCCGAAGGTATTGTCATTGACGCCAGGTACAGCCTTCAGACGGGTTCATGGGAGTATCAGGTTTCCTTTGGTCCTATAGATGCCAGTCTCTGGTACTATGATGTGGAACTGATCGAGCACCGGACATTCAACTCAGGCACATTCCAAAATACAGAAGGATGAAAGTAGTAGCATCACCCGCAATTCAATTCATCAGGGGCAACGGGTACCCGATGAAACACAGAAGAGTACTCCCGAATGATCCCTGCCATTGTGGATCCAATAAGAAGGCAAAGCATTGTTGTGGCACCGGCACGAATTTCTTTTACTCGAAGCTGACAGTCGAGCAGATGGAAGAGTTAAGGAAACAGCGGGAAGCGGAACAAAAGACCAACATGGAGATTCCAATGGGATAGTCATGGCAAAGTTCGTCAAAATAGAGAATACCAAGGGTCAATATCTGTTTGAATGCCCGGGATGTGGTGACAGCCATAGTGTGACAACGTGTAATGAAGGGTATCCGCACCCTATTTGGACGTTTAACGGCGACATCAACAAGCCCACCGTTTCGCCTTCTATCCTCGTAAGATATCCAGCCAATCCAAATGCAATGGAAGAGTTCAAAGAGTGGAGAAAAGAGCGCGTTTGCCATTCCTTCGTTAAGGGCGGCATGATCCAATTCCTCAGCGATTGTACGCACAAACTGGCCGGACAGACAGTAGAATTGCCCGATATAAAGTAGAAGGCCATGGCAAAGTATAGCAAGAAGCGAGTAGCATACATCTGTCGCCTTATCAGCAAGGATAGCTATACTATTGAGGAATTATGCTCATTATCAGGCATTGGAATTAGCACGTACTATGATTGGCTTGAAAAATTTCCGGAATTTATAGAAGCCGTAACGCGCGCGCGAGAACAATTCGACGAACAGCTTGTAAAAGAAGCAAAGAACTCACTCCGAAAGCTTGTCAATGGTTATGACACTGAAGAGAAGAAGACCGTGTACATGAATCACACGATCAAGGATCCTGAGACGGGCAAGGAGAAGCAGGTGCCGAAGATCAAAGAGCAGACCACTATTGTCAAGCACATTCAGCCAAACCCCGGATCAGTGGAATTTGTGCTTACAAATAAGAAGTCCGACGAATATAAGAACAGGCAAAGCACTGAACTCACCGGCAAGGGCGGCAAGGACCTGTTTTCAAGTTTGACCAACGAGGAGCTGGAGGCCCGTATTGCTGAACTGGAAAAGAAACTCACGAAATGAGCCTGACCCGCGCAGAGAAGATCGACTATTACCGGGCGCTCAAAGAGAGACTGACCAGGCAGGCACGGCAGGATCTTTTCTCATTTACTAAAGCCACCTTTCCAAGCTTTAATCCTATTGAATTTCATAAGCATTATTACCACATGCTTACGGAGTTCGCTCATGGGAAGATCGGGAAATTAATGATCTTTTTACCTCCACAACACGGAAAATCCGAAGGTTCAACTCGCCGCCTGCCTTCTTTTGTCCTGGGCCTGGATCCAGACCGGCGTCTTGGGATTGTCTCTTACAGCTCACCAAAGGCCCGCAAGTTTAACCGCGAGATCCAGCGTATCATTGACACCCCGGAATACCATGAGATCTTCCCTGATACCTGTCTGAACGGATCCAACATTACCACAGTAGCCGGCGGATGGCTCCGGAATGCTGATGAGTGCGAAATAGTAGGCCACAGGGGAGGGTTTAAGACCGTTGGAGTTGGTGGTCCTCTAACCGGAGAGCCGGTTGACATGCTGATCATGGACGACATCTACAAGGATGCAAAGACAGCATGGTCCCCAACAGTCCGGGAGAGTGTCAATGACTGGTATGACACTGTAGCTGAGACCCGCCTCCATAATGACAGCCAACAGCTGATAGTCTTTACCCGTTGGCACCCGGATGACCTTGCCGGCAGGCTGCTCAGGGAACAGGGCGTCTACTCTGATGAGAACCCTGATGGATGGGTGGTGGTGATCTACCAGGCAATCAAAACAGGAGGACCGACAGAGTACGATAACCGCCAGGACGGGGAGCCGCTGTGGCCAGAGAGACACAACCTGCACAAGCTGCAGCTGATCAAGCAGCGTAACCCTCACGTCTTTGAATCCCTTTACCAGCAGGACCCCAAGCCACTGCAGGGCCTCATGTATGAGCAGGGGTTTAAAGAGTACGAGATCCTGCCGGCCACCAGGCGCAAGGTCCGCAAGAACTACACCGATACAGCTGA